CTATATAGGATCACGTTATGATGAGTTTAAATATTGGACATCTTTTAGAACAGAAAAAGAAACTGCTACATCCCTTACTACAACAGAACGGGGTATATCAAAAAAATCTGCAAACAATCAATACCCAATTGAAGATGCTGCACCATTTGTAGTATATAAAGAAACAGTTCCAGCAAATCGAATTGTTGTAAAAATGCAAACACATGTTGGAACAAAAGATCTAGGTCCTTTTAACACTGTCACAAGTCCTATTGCAGATCCACTTTTTGGAAACTCTAACAAACAAGTTCCTATTGTTTGGCGTATTGAGTATTTGTTAAATGGTTCTTGGGTTTCAGCAAAAACTTTTAATGCAAATTCTTTAAGAGATGACTCAACTGTTATAATTAAAGAAGATGGATATGTTGAACTATCCTACGGATTAATTCTTCCAAATGAATTTAAAACTAGGTTTAGACATGTTGAAAAAATATCTTCTACTACCGTACTACCAACAAGATCAATTGATGGATATGCTTATTTGCTTTCTTCAAGTGCAACAGATCAAGGAATTTATTATGTGTGGAACGATACAACAAAAGTTTACAATACGTTTGTGCCAGACTATGGATGGCAATTAACAAATTTAGATTTAACCAAAGAAACAAACTTTGTTACAGACTTTACATCTCCAGAATATTTTATTAAAAATAATCAAAGAGTATATCGTGAATTTCAATATATTCAAGGTATAAGAATTGTTGCAGAACAAATGAACAAGTATGAAGCCACACTTGATTTAATTGAAATGTCTCCAAGATTAGTTGCCAACATATCAAATAAAACTATTAGTTATTCTATAACTAAACAGTTGTCTGATCTTGGCAATGGCTCTTTACCAGTTGGACAGTTGCTGGCTTCTACTGGAAACATATCAATATTTGATGACGATCAAGCCTTTAATGAAAACAATACAAATAGTATTATTGCTAAATATGTTACCAAAAACCTTAAATTTAATTTTTATGAAACAATTTTAAATGTAAATAATAAAAATTACAGCGTTCCAATTAAAACATTATATGCAGAGGGAATGCCACAAGCAGATATAACTGGAGGAACAATCTCCTTAGAGTTAAGAGATTTTTATTTTTATTTTGAATCAATAACAGCACCAAAACTATTTCTTACAAATATATCTATCAGTTACGCAATATCAATTTTGTTAGATTCTATTGGTTTTAGTAATTACATTTATAAAAGAATTGAAGGAGAGTCAGACCCAATCATTCCTTATTTTTATGTTGGCCCTGATACCAACGTTGCACAAGTTCTAAATAGTTTGGCTACTTCAACACAAACTGCAATGTTTTTTGATGAATATAATAATTTTATTGCAATGAGCAAAAACTATTTAATGCCAACAGCAACACAAAGATCTATAGATACTACAATGATTGGCTCTAAAGTTACAGGATCTGTTTCAGAAATTGTTACAAACTTAGATGATGCTTCAACGTACAGCACTGAAGCAACGGAAACTTTAGATGCTGGACTTTACAATACTATTGAATGGAATGAAACAAATTCAGGAGGCTCTCCATCTTTAGCAGAGAACCTAGCAACTATAATTCAAAATAAAACACTACCTAATAAAAAACTTGCTAACATAATTAGCATTGCATCACAAGACAAAAAAATATATAATGATGGCAAGATTAGTTATACAACACGATACATTGACAAAACATATTCTGCATTTGGTGAGCAGATTGCATCAAGTGCAGAAAATAAATATTGGGTATACAGGCCATCTGCTTTATGGGAAATTTCAAATCAAGAAGAACTAAAAGATAGTAGGTCAAGTGGATTTACACTCTCCGCACTTGCTTTAAATTCAAGCCTTCCACAAGTACTTCCAACCGTAGTTAACAATCAACTTATTAATAATACTATTGATTTTGGCGAAGGCATTTATTTAATATCTAGGCAACAAGGATATTTTTATTCAAGTGGAGAAATAATTAGATATGATGCCGTAGAGCATTCAGTTGAAGGATTTGGAAATGTTTGGATAAGTAGTGATTCTGAATATAAAAATTATTTAAATAAATTAAAATTTGGTGGAAAAATTTTTCCAACGGGAAAAGTAAGAATTTTTGCAGAACCATACTATGAAACTATTAATGGAGTTACTAGAATGGTCAATGGTCCAGTTATGCAAAGTGGAAGGGCTCAATTTGGAACGGTTATTCAAAACCATACAGCATCTTTAGACCCATATTGGAGCAATAAAGATAATCGTAAAGGCGTTCTTATGTCTTCTCAATATTTATTTGGAGCAACAGAGTTTGAAGGAACCTTAAATGGTACCGTTGCTGCTGGAGTTGTTTCTGCAGAAGCAGCATCAGTAAATGGAGTAATTAAAAGATTTTTATCAGAGTATGCACTTACAGAAACAGAAAGAGCATCTGTCACCATTATAGACCCAACAAAAAATAAAGGACTTGTTCAGTCCTCTGCTCTTGTTTTTAAAGGTAAAGACTTTGTTACAGCAGACCTATCTGCAAGAGACAACCTTTCTTATGTTTATAAAACACTAGATCAATCTGTTTTTAAACATTTTGGAACTAGGGTTAGAATTATTGGAGAACCACAAGGTCAAACAACTACAGCAGATGGCAAAGTAGTTATTAAATCACTTCCATTAAATGGAATGACTTATTATGAAAACAATGCGTCTAAGGTAGGCAATAATACAGCATCGCCAGAAGAAAAAATTAATATTTCTGGAAATTCTGGAGGAATTGCAGTTTTATTAAACCCAACAACAAATTTAGGATATTATTTTGAAATAATTGCATTAGACAATGCAACAACAGATACACACAATGTCATATTTTATAAAGTTGTTGCTGGTGTTGGTGAAACTAAAGCAGTTCCAATTAAATTGTTTAGTACTTATGATGAAACAATTAATTATGATTCAGGAGAATTTTTTGGTATATCAAGAAAATACAATGAAGAAAACACTAGCATATACGACTTAGCCGTAGAGTATGAAGACTTAGCAAATAGCAATATAAGAAGGTTTTATTTATATATTAACAACGAACTTATTGCTCAAGTTGACGACTTAGACCCTTTGCCAAAATATCAATCAACGGCTTTGTTTGTGCGGGGTTCTTCAAAATGTATGTTTGAAAATATTTATGCTTTATCAGACAACTATTCAAAAAATACGGGATTTGAAATTAATAATCAAATATCAAGAACGTTTTCAAACAGATCAATTACAGCAAATGATGCTATTAAGAAATACGCATTAAGTGGAATTTTACAAGAGTCTTATTTAAAAGGTATTAACACATTAACAACACCAAAATTTAATATTTTTTATGATGAATTTGGAACCATAATGAGAGAGTGTGCATATATTAATGCAAGATTTGATAATGCATATCCAGCACTATATGCAAAAATAGTAATGGCACCAGACAAATTAAAAGAATATACAGTTTCTGGATTCCAAGCAAATGCTTATGGAGCAGAGTTTTTAGTATTTAATGCAACAGACAGTCTTTTAAATCTTGGTACAGACACATCTAATACCTTACAAATTATGGGTATTGCTTTTACTAGTGATAGCAGTAGCGAATTAACAGTAGATGATTATTTTAAAAAACGATCAAATTTTTCAGACCCAGAACTTAAAGGTGATGTAATAGTCTATTCTCCAAAATTAGAAAAAGAAAAATATGATAATATTAAATTAAGCAGACTTAAACATGGACGAACAGACTTTAACATAAATGTTGAATACATACAAACAACAGAAGAGGCAGAGGAACTAATTGGTTGGCTGCTTGATAAATTAATAGTTCCTAAAAAATCAATTGGATTAAAAATTTTTGCTAATCCAACAATTCAATTAGGGGACATTGTTTCAATTGATTATAAAAATAATAGTGGGCTAGACCTTGTAGCATCTTCTAATTCAAGATTTGTTGTTTATAATATAGAGTATTCAAGAAGTTTAAGTGGACCAGACATGACTATATATTTGAGTGAGGTGTAACGTGCCATTAATTTCAGATGGAGATTATCAGTATGAGTATACTGTAATGCCAGTTCCACCTTCTGTTAATTTATCACCTAATTTAGTTGTAAAATCTCCAGTAAAAATTGCAACTCCACAATACGTTAAATTTGATAGAGATAAAGAAGGCGATGCAGAACCAGACCAAGACTTTATTAAGTTAATTTTTTTTGAACAGATTAATGGTGTAGCCCTACTATCTTTAACAAATAGTGCAAAATTAGATACTGGGACAATTTCTTATCAACCAATTTCAAATATGGCAGAAACAATAAGAGCCTTAAATCCTAAAAATATTGTTGCTTTGCAAGATACTTCAGATAAATACTTTTTAAATTTTCCAATTAAATTAGAAACAAAAATTCCAAACTTGGGAAATGGACCAGATGGAACAAATGTTTATAGAGAAGATCAAGCAGGCATATGGCCTATGAACTTAGATCCAAAAAGAGGTGCAATAATTATAGAAGCAATAAATTTAGGGCCAAGAGAAAATATTCAGATTGAAACCCTTCAAAGTGGTACAATATATAAAACAAATCTTGGAAATGAGGAATCGTGATAACTAATAAAGGAAAAGATATTATTGCAAAATATTTAATAGGAATCACGCCTGCCTACGCATCCTATATGGCTTTTGGTTGTGGGGCCAAACCACTAACAACTGGAACTCCTTACGGTCAATATTCTACTAAAGATGTTTTAGACTTTGAAATGTTTAGGGTTCCTATTTCTTCAAGGGGATATGTAGAAGAAGATGGAGTCAATAAAATAGTATTTACTTCAGAACTTCCAACAACAGAAAGATATGAGATTACAGAAATTGGTATTTTTTCTGCGGGAGGAAATCCAGATGCTTCAGGATTTGACAGTAGACCCTTACTATTATTTACAGAAGAAGAACAGTGGCAATACGGCAACACTACGTTTGAAAACGTTACTTCGCCAATTACAACATCCCTTGACTATCCACTAGATGACAATATTATTGCAACAGCCTTAAATGTTTTTCAAGCAGCAGCAGACAATTCTATATTTTTTAAAGCAAATAGAAACGAAAAAAATGAAAGATGTAGATTTTTTAATAATATGATTTTTGTAAAAGGAGATTATGGTCAAATTAAAGATATTACAAATGTTGCCTCTAGTTTAACAGGACAGTATCATATACAAAAAACTGGACTTAACCTTAACTTGTCTCAAAATTCATTATCTGATCAAATTAAAATTGCATTTTCTCTTGTAAACAAAAATGCTGCCAGTTATACAAATCCAGATAGTCTTAAAATAATTTTAGAATTTATAGATAGTAATAATAAATATGCAAGATGTTTAATTGATTTAGTTGACGGAGCAGGTGGAGTTAGTTTTAATACTAATAGATATTTTGCAATTTCAAAAACATTAGGAAACTTTGTTTTAGAGCAAGGTTTTTCCTGGGCAACAATTAAAACTGCAAAAATCTATTCATGTGTTGTAGATTCAGGAAACGAAGTAGACACACACTACATTGCTTTTGACGCAATTAGGTTTGATAATATAAGCACAGTTAATCCTTTATACGGATTAGTTGGATATACCGTTGTTAAAAATGCAGATGGAGAACCAATTACTAAATCTACAAATACAAACAATTATGTTGAATTTAGAATGGCTTTAGACATTGGAACTATTGGAGATATTTCTTAATGGTAGATAAAGATATAAAAAAAATAAAAATATTAAAAAAAGATTTACCACCAGTAAACTCTGAGAATAAACACGTATTAAGATATAGAATTATTTCTGATGACTTTAATAGAGCATCGGCATGGTCTAAAATTTATTATGTTGATTCTGTTCCAATAAATGGTCTTACTGCAGAAATTACCAAAAATGCAGTAACTGTTTCTCCCGTCGCAGGAACAATTTCTGTTAGAACTGCAGACTCTTATGGTAGAGCAAAACTTGATATTTTTATTAAATATGGATCTGATTCATATTCCTATCATGGTACAACCAATGAAACAACTCTTTCTGGAACTACAGCCACAACAACTTATACCTTTGCTAATACGGCAACTACGGCAACAACATTAAGAATTGCGGTTCAACCAGAAGGAATTACAAAGGAAAGAATTACAGCGTTAACTTTACACGAGAGTAGTGTAATATCAATACCGTAAGTTAAATGATATAATGGAGGAACTATGGGAAGATTAATTGTACCGCAAAGAGGGCAACCTTTAGACGTTTCGTACGTTTATGATATTGTTGCAGCCGTAAACGAACTTTCTGACAGGCTATCAAGTTCGGGTAATGGAACTTTTAAAATTATTTCAGAAACTGGGGAGCCTACTGGTGGATCAATTAATACAATGGCTGTTTTTGCAAAAACATATGTTCTTGGCACATCAAAAGACGTTTCTGCAGGACAACAAGAGGCATTTTCAATTACCTATAATTTTCAAAATGCTCCAATGGTAGTTGCAACTCCTTTTGATAGTGAAAAAACAGCAGCAGGCCAAGATGTTTCTGTAGTGATTACATCAGTTACAAATACAAACGCTTCATTTCTTGTAAGATACAATACTAAGGGAGTTGCAAATACAAAAATTAATATTCTTGCTATTGGAAAAGCACCTTTAATTGGGTCTTCAAATTAGTGAAGTGTTTAAGATGCGGTGGTATTGTTTTTGTTGATAGGCAGTACAGCACAAAAGAACATATTGAAATATATTGTGTAATTTGTGGTAAAAGAAAGTTTTATCATCCACCAGATAGCAGTAAAGAAGGATCATGGATTCTACAACAGGAAATATTGAGGGCCAAAACTACAATCAGTCCGCTATAGTTTCGGGCAATAAAAC